GTAGCGGATGCAACCTTGTTGGTTACTTCAACAATGACATCAGAAACAATAATTCCTTCCGGGAGATCAACGCCAGTATCAAACTCATCAGTTTTCTTAACAAACGGAATCCTGACACCATACCCTCCGGGCATAGGCACAACAGGAACAACAGTGCCACCACCCCACGATGCGAGCAGATCGCCCTTCACAGTACCAACACCAGGAGCGAGATGCAACATAGCAACGAAACCACCACCACCAAGAACAGGAACACGCGCGTCCTTAGCGTAAGCGGTATCAACATTGGCAGGACGATTCGATGTAGACGATGCAGCACCTAAGAAAGACT